GACCGGGAGGCAGGGTGGGTCTGTTGTAGTCTGGACACCTGTCTTCGGGGGGTTCCTCTCTTGGTTCTACATCGTATAGCTTCGGCTTTAAGTTAACATTGTTCTTTTCCTTGTTTGTCTTTTCTGTATCCCGCAGAAACATATAAGGATTCTTTCCTATGACCGGTAGGTTTCAAGCGTAACGCTTGATTTTTTCTAATTTAACTGTCTTATTAGGGGTAATCGATGTTGTCATTTCCAATTATTAGAGAGCCCTCCTCAAGAGAATGGCAGATATCCTTTTCTTGATCTGATCAGTTCGATTTGGAATTATTCTTGCGAGATCAACGCTCTGTGAGGATAGTCGGACAGCCGTCTCCAGGTTGGACATCGCAATATCAACCTCGTTAACTTCTTCTTCGTAATCTTTAATCTTCTCAAGGATGATTTTCGTGGTCAAGTCAGTTAACGACTCGAATCGAACCATAGCTTCAGGGGACTCTGGAATTTCGGATATAATACTTAAATCAATTTTCGGATCCTCCCCTTTAACCTTAGAGATGATTGAGTTGAGGTGTGATAACAAGGACCTGGAGACATGACTAACCCTTCCAAGATGGCTGTGAAGGGAGAGGAGATGTTGTCCTGTCTCCTTTTCATTTTCTTTACCTTTGTTATATCCAAATAATGAAAAGACTGATTCTACTGATTCCAGCCGATTGACTGCAGAGTTGAGACGATGTTTGATATTTTCGGCCGAGAAACTTCCTCTAACATAACCGATAGGACGAAGGTTATCTTCCAGCATTGCAAGATTTGCTTTAACCATCGTGAATTCCTCAGACATCATAATTAGCGCTTCCTTATCTCTGATTAGCTCCTCAGCAAGATTTTCACTTAGAGCCCTTAGTCTAGCTAGCTCACGTTCTGCCGCCACAAGTTTCACTTTATAAGATGCCATAATTCATTCCTTTTGGCTCGGTTTTTTCTAGTTAGTTAGAGAGGACACAAGGAGAGATAAGGCCTGAGCCTTATCACGTTGGCTCCAGAGGGTGGGAACTAGTTTCTTGACTGCTTCCATTGTTCTGCTGGAGATAGTGACTTCATATTGGTCTACTCTAACTTTGTCCCCTGCCCTGGTGTCCTTAATCAGAGCAATTTGTTCTTTCAGTGGACTCCGAAGAACTTTAAATCTCCATAGTATGTTAATCCATCTGCTCCAATCATGGTAACTTGTCCGAGCTGTAGACCGTGCGGAGAGAGATGCAATGGTTTCTTTTACATGGTTATCCCAGTCTTGTGTACTATCACTGTCTGGACCACATCGGTCATCGCACAAAGAGGATAGTGAAAGTCGGGGTTTCCATTTGACCCAAGGAGGTTTGACAAGTACGTGATGAGGCGTTACAGGCTCCGGCACAGGTACATCTGCACACATGAGGGGATGAATTAGTGTGGGGAGATATATGATTACTTCAGTATCCCCTAGTAAGCCCGACTTGTGCACCTGAGGATTCATGGCTGATATCCTGAGGTCTGCAATCAAGAGTTGGAGATTGTGATCGGAGACAAAGGTCCGCCAGAGTATCTCGCCCCCGAAACCTCTGAAGCTTTTTAGTATGGCTGCCCCTTTATCGTGAGCTCCTGATTCTATATCTATCACAAGGATTGAATTGTGGGGAACTTCTTCAAGAAAAGACTCAATAACCCTTGGATCCCAGACGTCTCCTGTAGTTAGGAGGGAAGCTGTCGAAAGTTTGAATCGATGAGAAGCGTTGATTGTACTGACGAGAGGAGGAGCGTAAGAGGTGAAACGATGTTCCTCAAGAGGTATTGAATTGATCAAATCTAATCCTATAACTTTCTTGGCACCTGATTTAATTGCTACTGCACTCGCTCCACCAAACCCTACACCTACAACCCCTACATATTTATCCTTAAAAAGACTTCCGAAAGGATACCAAGTAAACAAGGATGACGAATTTGGAGGACATGCTCTGTGGGAGTGTTTGACCATAGTTACTAAATCAGCGGTACTTGAGTACTCTTCCCTCATAACCCTAGTGCCTTCAAGTGTCTTATTGAGTTTAATTTGAGGAATGTATGACCATTTGATCTTTCTCGCGTTGGGTTCAAGTTTGAATGTGGTTCGTTTAGGTTCTGGAAGCGATCTTGCCAGGCGGATTGCTTCTGGTATAGGGCAGGGATATTGGATTATAATATTTCCCTGTATCAGACGATTAAGAAGACTATAGGACAGGGTCCAATCGTGTTCATCGGCCATTCGTCGCCACTTGGCTAGATTAAGATGGAAGTACCTAACCTTAATCTCCTCAGTGTCCGATGATCTTAGAACAGGGAAGATGAACTTATCTAGTAACCATCTTGCATCATCACGCGAGATTTCCTGAGCCAATAATGAGGCATGAACTACACAACATATATGCGCAAATATGGCCTCAGAGTAAGGACGTGTATTAAGGGTCACAAATATTGGAATAGGGTGATACGCTATATGCTGATCAGGGTCAAGCATATATCCTCGCACCTTGGACGAGATACTACCTATAAGTCTCGAGTAGTACGGCATGCTACGATATGTAGGACCTTGGTATACTCCGTACCGGCCAAGATCAGGATCTCCTGCATTCAATGGATGGAGCAGTTGTCTGGCAAATGATGCCACACACAGCTTGACTGCGGAGGTTATGGTGTTTTCTATGTTGTATCTCTCTGCATGATGGAACGATGACCTATAGTAGGTCGACAATGTCTCTCGATAAGTTGCCTCCGCAGACGCGGAGACCAACTTGTGAACCCCGAGTCTGGCCACTTCTAGTACATCCATTTCTTTTCCTTGGACCTTAAGGTCTCCTGCATCGTGTGCGACCCGATGCGCCGAGTGATCCCTCATCATGTCTCTGAACCATGCAACAGCAGCGTGGAATGAAATCCTCTTAACTTCGGTATCACCAGACTGAATTATTGGAGCCTTCACTACGTGGAAGACTTCCTGGAGTCCTACCGTTGGGGCAAATGCCAAATTAGTATTGATCACCGGGGGACGAGGGGGCCTTGAATCGGTTGTAATCTCAATAGAAGGTAGTTGGTTCAGACCATGCTCTGATAAGTCGATGCATACAGCAATGGCTTCTCCAGGCCTTTCCTGACTATAATAGGATAAGGATAGGGCTGTCAACATGAATTCCTGGAACATAATAGGATAGTCTACCGCTCCGCCTGCTAACTCCCCGGAATTATCAGTACTGAGAAGGAAGTGAGTGCTCCAGGTCGGGTTGATTATAGAGTATGCACCTTGATTCCCAGCTTGACTTGCGTAGCGGTGTGACCAGTTCCCTCCGGACACCCCTGGCAATAAGCCCCTAAATCTACTCAATTTGATAGCTGCTCTCGATGCACAGATTGAATCTATTGTATCAATCATATTTGGTGAATCACCTATCTGAGACGCCAACATCTGCAATCGTCTTGCAGCTTTTGCCCCTGTAGAGTGACCAGTAATCTTGTATCCATGCTCTGATCTCTTCTCCCTCGTCTTTGATCCTATATAGGGGCGTCGAGGACCCCGACTCTCTTTCCTGACTAGTAGGGTAGCCGGACTAAAAGCAAGAACCCCAACAGTACGTAAGGCTTCTGCACCTCGTGTTATCTTATAATCCATTGGTGTAGCATTAGTCACTCCTTCAACCTCTCCGATTCCCCATTTAGCCCTCAACTTTCTGGCAACGGTATATGCCGTGTCGTTAGTGGATAAAGGGGATCGAGGTAGAGCTCTGAACCGAGACAAGTTGAATGATATCCCCTGATGTTCTGCCCGTATACAGGCGTCCACTATAGGGGCAGACCTCCTGGACACTGCTTGCACCGTTCGAGTATTCACAAACATTTTAGAGATCATATCCTTAAATCCTGCAAGTGATGAATCATAAAGGTCCTTGAGCATCACAGGATTAGGTGGTTTACACGTCATTAAATGGGTTTTCAGGTCTGCTCTGTAATCCTCCATCTCTGAATTAAGTACCTCATTCAAGTCCCTATTTTCAATATCATCAGATATCGCATTTAGGGTCATCTCAGACACTGCATCCATCATTGTCTTCGCAGCCCGAACCGGGACTGCCCAAGGGTCAGCAAGTAAGTTTTCTGGATGGACTCCCCCGTAATTGTTTTCGTTGGCAACTTGCGAATATATTCTCGAAAATAATCGGGAATATTTCCCTGTTCTTTTCTTGGATAGAATCCTTAAACACCCTAACTCTTTGGTTAATGGATCCGCACCTCCCTTCCAAAAGAACGAAGCGATAGAGGATATGGGATACCCGCCCAGAGCCGAAGGTGTCAGTAGGAGATAAGCTATTGCAAGGGACCTGTCTTGTTTTGGGATCCGGTTGAGTTCACGGCGGAAGTGACGACCATACAGTCCACGACCAACCCCTGCATTGAGAAGCTTATCTGTTCCAAGGATGAGAGCCATAGCGTAACTTCTTAAAGGTCTATGGGCTCTTTCCCCTGCCATTACTGAAGCAGAGAAGATGGACCCTACAGATGACCGTAGGGAGGGGAAGTCCACCGATGTAGAACCCATAATACGAGAGTGGAACTTGAGGGATGTGGGATAATATTTTCCATTTACAAATATATCCTTGCTGTAGGTGATGGTTGAAGTAGTCTCGATACATTCTTCCGGTTTAACTTCCTGGTTAACCAATGCTGCTCCTTTAGAGACACAATCCGAGATAATTGTTGAGTACTCCCGTAGAACATCTCGATCTGACCGTGTTTTGTCTTTCGGAATCATACAGCTAAGTACTTGATTGTCTCCTTGCCCCGTGAGAATGTAGGATATTGGTAAATGTTGGATTGAAAGATCAACCATAGCATAAGTACATATCGTCCAATGTTTTTGAGCAATTCCCTCAAAACCTCCCTTATGATCATACCATAGCAAATCTGACTCTGGAGGGTATTTGTTCGTTATTCCGTCCGGTTTCAATCCGGGAACTCTAACACAGATCATGGATCGAGAAAAGAAAGTGTGAACAAGGGTATACAAACCAGGCATATTGAACATGTCGTTCAGCGTGTCGCCTACCCGGTGGACAGTTAACTCCCTCCATCTTAGATTCCACCTGGAGAGGTCTATTTCTATAAACAACCTCAACGCCGTCTTTTCGGGAACTTCACGTGTCATTGCTAGAAAACGATCCATTATCTGGTTTCTGTCCATAGTCATAGTGGATTGAGGCAAGTATTCAAACACTGTATTAGCGAGATTATGTTCAGCTAGGATAAAGAAGGCTCTCATTTCAAAAACCATCATTGCGAACATCCTAGGATTAGTCTTGAATTCCCTCTCCTTTGGGTATAGACATACAATAAACCAATCTTGTGGGATCTCACGTCTCATCACCTTAAATACTATTTCCCTAGCCGATATTTCCTTCCGTGCAATCATTTCAAGAAGAAGCCTACGGTTGGTAGCAGGACGAAATCCCCTCTCCCATGATGACTGAGTGTCTCGAACTCCATAGGATACTGATTTATCATCCATCAGGTCTAAGAAGTTCTCGGCGAAGTCAAAGTCAAACAGCTTCATAAACCTGACCCCTTTCCAATCCTCTAGAGGATAAGATCCACGATGCAATCCTCTGTATTGCTTACAAAATAAAGTGAATAATTTGGTACCTTTCGCACCTTTCTCGAACTTTAAGGGGGGCCATTTTCCTTCTTTTCTCACATATTCTTCCAAGAAAATTCTACAAAAATTCCAGTTAATTCTTTCTGAATCAATCCAACGTGTTGCATCTCGATCTCTTGCTTCCTTAGCTGCAGATAGACCACCTTCTCTTGGATCAATGAGGGGATGACCGCATGCCTTTTGCATACCGAATAGCTCCACCACTTCTGTAATCGAGTGGCATTTAGCGAGGATGAGCTGGAGTTTGTGAGTTAGGAAGGAACTTCTCCTACCAAGCTTCTTCTCTTTTTCAATAATTTTTGCAATCATCCTGTCAAAGGGACCATCCTCAGCCAGAGGGTCACCCGCAACAATGGAGATATATGCTTTGGCTAGTGCTTCGGTATTCTTCGCAATCTCATAGCCAACATTCCCATATTCAATTAAACACTCCTCCTGCCACTTGTACATTTCTTCCAATATAGAATCTAGTTGAGGGTATTCTGGCAGCTGAAGCTCCCTTGCTATAATTGCATTTCTACGCACTACAAGAACATCCTTAATCATCAACATTTGATCGTATGTTATCATCAACGGGGTCTTTTGTGTCAGGATCTTTCCATCAATTGTTACATTGTGGGACTCAGAGAACTCTAACAGGATTATCTTAGCATCACAGCTTCCTGTCACAGGTCCGCACGAAGATTCAATTTTAATCCTTGAAGGGATATCACCATTAAGCGCTATTAGTCGTTGACATTCCATCACAAGAGTTTCCCACCAATGGGCCCGGGGAATGTAATATTGGAGTAAAGGATTCTTGAAGGTAGCACTACCTATCTTCTCTGCTAATATTTCCGGACCTGCCCATTCAGAGAATGCATCAATAACTTCATTATACAGGGACACTCCATTTTGTATAGCAAGGTTGAATAATGAATCTGATGAATTTGATTTGAGCTGACGGAATAGTGTAGGGTAGTCGGGGATATCAGGGTTCATGCTGTCCTGGACTGTTCTAACCACCCTCTGTACCTCCAGGACATGACGAGTTACTCTTGTTGGCGCAATATATCTATTATTCCGGAAACTAGATCCCATTATTCGAATCTGCTCGAGGAACTGGTCTCTGTAAGTTATTAGGATAGGGGAGTTCAAGATGTCTGGTGCAAAGTACTTTGGGACGGCATTCAAGCCGAGCTGATCAAGGTAGTTAATATCTAGGTGATTCATCGAGTTGTTAGTACTGGATGTTCAAGGTAATAATGTTAAAGGCTTACTTAATTGAGGAATTGGTATGATATTGGTTGTGTTGATTGTGGTGATTGGGGACCGACCTAGCCTGGTCTTCAAGGCTAAGTTTCGAGCGGCGCCCAAGGAACTTACAGTTCCAAGGCTCTTCAGGGTCCCTGCCGCCTTCTTCGTTTATACTCTAGTGGATCGTGTTGGATGGAATGATAATCAACTATGATTGAATCAATGACAAGTTTTTGATGTCTATGGAACTTAATCTAAGGGGAATATGCTCACTATAAGCGTTATTCTCTGTTTGGCTCGGTTTTTTCTAGTGCCAGAGGACGGGAAGGCACTTGGGTTAAGACGGAGGGTGAATCAAAACAATAATATGGTCAATCGTGGGGAAGGAGGGGAAACTCGTTAACAATGATATTTAAAGGGGGGGGCTAACAATGCCCGGATCGTGATATCAGTTAAGGCAGGTTACACAGTGGTGGTATCAGTGACCCTAGGGGTGACAATATCACGGGTGAATCTACGGATGAGTGGTCCATCCGAGCGGGGAGCTGCGTATCGGTTCAGATCTGCTGCCGCATCAGGATTCATCAAAGCAAATGCATGTGCACATGCTATGAGCCCTTCTAATCCGCGACGAGGGTAATGATTGATACTATCTCCGTAGATGAGCTTCCAATACGGGCGTAGAGCCGGTGGCTCATTTTGAACCCTGCGAGCGGATTGTGTCAAAATCTCGAGATAAGGTGTAAGCTCCTCCCATCCCTGCATGGTTGGGTAGGTTCTAAACATCTCCGCAATCCAGGGAATATACGACATTCCACTGTATCTCAAGAGCTTGAGAGTCGTCCACAGTGCCCCCAGAAGAGGTGTAGTATTCGGAGGAATGGATACCAGGGTCGAGATCACAACCTGTTTGATCCCAACCAATGAAGTCCACGCCGCAAGGACAGCCTTGGTTGACTCGATTGTGTAAGCATACGTTCCAGAAAGAAAAGGTTCCGCCTTAGGAATGTGAAGTTTCCCCGTAAGGGCTTTCGCTCTTCTGCTCGTGAGTCGTTCGACATTTTCGGCCTGGTTCCCTTGAGCAGCGGTGGTGAATTGTACCCCGTTACCCATTACGAAAATTGTGAGGGCACCATGCGCGTACAACGAATCCCAATCTGAAGCATTCGCCAAGTCTTCGTTGAATGGATGGGCGTCGTCATCGAGAACCGGGAGTTCAGGGAGCTGAGGGAATCTGGCATCAACTTCGGTTTGGTAAATCGTGGCATCAGCGGGGTCTCGGGTGTCTGGTGCGAAGGGTCGGCGGTAATTCTCGATGATTCGAACGAGGCCAGTCAAGAAATCGGCGGGATATTCCTTTGTACTAACAAGGGGCTGGGATTCGATTCCTGCGCGGCAATCAGGAATCATGATCCAGATATAACTAGCTAACCAACACCTCCAGGCTTGCCCAGTAGCATCCTTATCTTGCATGACCCGGATGAGATACACAGCAATTGCTCGCTGAATATTGTCTGCTGGCTCGTTGTCCCTGTTGAAGATATAGCAGGTCACAGCTGATCTCCTACGGGACTCGGCATTGGGTTCGGGGAGAAGGCCTCCTGGACCGGTTGCTACAGGATTGTCAACTTCATTGTCCTGAACGATGAGAGCAGTAACGGCTTGATGAGACATGGTACGAGGACTGGACTCTTTGGTTAGTTGATTTTGAGGAAACTAGTTCTGTTATTTTAACAACTGTATTGTAAGGATATGAATGATTAAGAAATAGCAATGGGATCCGAATTGAGAGCAGTGGAATTCTGTTTGGCTCGGTTTTTTCTAGTTAATTGTCAAGGCATTGAAGCAGGTAATATGGAACAGCGCGCAGATATCGTGATTGTCGAGGACTGAAAGGGGAAATATGCTATAGTGAGTTATTCAATAGGAACCGGGTAGGATTATTGTTCCTACAGCATCAGTCGCCTCTTCCCCTGTGAGGGTCCCCCGTGTACTTCCTTCAAGATCGCCTCCCTATGGGCTTTAGCCGCCTTCTCGAGTTCTTGCTTGGCTTGCTCAATCTCTTTAGCTCGTTTCTCCTGGATCTCATCAATAGCGGACGGAAGATCATGAGCTTCACGCAGCATGCGGATATCTGCTGCTCTATTGGTGATCTCCTCGTTTAGATCGAATCGCATCCTCCCTACCTGCTTGACAAGGTTGCTCTCAGGATTGTTCAAGGCCTGGTTGATGTGTTCCGGGATCTTTTGGACCCCCTCAGTGAGATTTTTGATCATCTTGACCAGTCCATCAACTTGAGACTGCAACTCTCCCACCTCCCTCCTCGCCTCTTTTGCTTCTTGAACCGCATGTCCCACAAGTCTATTGAGAACTTGAACCTGGTTCTCCACAGATATTCTGTGAGCTGATAGATCTGACAGAACTGCTTCCAGATCTGAAGGAGGGGGAGATCCCTTCCGTGCAACGTTTGAGGCAGAAGATCCAGGAGCAATAGTAGCTGGGAGATCGGTTTGTTCCGCCCACCGCTCCTCTATGTTGACCATCTCTTCGTCTGTTAGTGGTGGCTCCCCGAATTCCACATCATGAGCTGGAAGTTTCTGATCAGCCATGGTACGTATGAGATGTTGAATTGTAGTGGTCACTGGGTCACGCTTTAGCTATAAAGGACTATGAAACTCTTGTTGGCTCGTGGTGTGTTTAAAGGAAGAAGGAAGTGCTCACCACCCAGCACTCCT